CAGCCAAGCACCTCTCGGGGTTCGAGGCCGAGTTTAGGGCGTTCTTTTGCCGAAGCTGTGACGGGTTCACCTGTTACAAACCAGGACAAAAAGAACAAAAGGAAAGCTCCAGAGGCCCCAAAGCCAAAGGAGAAACGCGGAACCAAGCTCTCAAACAGGAGGGCTCCAGAAGACAGGAAGGCCGCTGGGGTGACCCAAGCGGATGGCCCATCAACGGAGTTGCCTATTGAGAGCATACCCAGAGCTCAGCCTCCAACTGAGCAACCCACTAACCCTAGTCAGGTTAGTGTGCGGGACTTACCAAGGTATGGCGGTAGGTCCCTTGATGCCACCTTGGCTCTAGGTGGCAAGCCCACAGACAAGCCCAAATTTGTCCGGGAAATTAAGGTCGCTGGCAGGCCCTATGTTTCCAAGACCACAAAGCGAGCTGTTGCAGGTAGATCCAAACCCGGTTTGGATTTGTTCGATAAGGACTGCCTGTACTACTTGCTGGACAAGTTTGCGTTCTGTGAGCGTGACTCCCGACTGTTTCGTACCATGCATGTGGAGCTTGGTAAATATCTGAACAGGTTTGATCTAACCGATTACACATCGGAGGAGATCTATCGCCTAAAGATTGAAACAGTTGCTGCCGCTGTTCGAGTACCTGAGGCGGAACAGGTATTCAGGGCATCACTCAAGGACGGACAGGCGTTGAGTGAATTGGCCAAGAACAACGATTTCCTGGTAACAGGAAAGGTTGGCAGGACGGGTGCCTTCTTCAAGAAGACATTTGTCCTCCCAACTGCTAGCAGATAGGAACACCGCTCCCTCCCTGCAGTCTGTATGGGGGCAACTAGGAATCCACCACCTATGTTGCCGGGCTGCAGTGTTAGCGTGAGGGACTGCGATTGCAACTGCAACCGTAGCACTGTTAGGCTCTTTGATTACAACCCACCTCAAGATTTAGGATTCGTGTGGACCCATAAATCTTGTGTGTGCAATGAGCGTAACGCACTACTCTGCCGACACCAGGTAGATGACGGTGCACGATACACCTCTAAGTTGTCTCTCAAGACAACTTTTAGAGGGCGTATCAAGCCTCTTATGAAGGTTGATCAACAGGTAGTTATTGATCACGCTTCAGGTGCTAAGAAGAGGCTGTTGGAGCGCGCAAGGGAGTCCTTCTCCGCGAAACCTTTTGATGATGATGATGCAAGGATCAAAATGTTTCTGAAGGATGATAAGTACCACACCCCGGAGTATAAGGCTCCTAGGTGTATCCAGTATCGTAATAAACGATACTGTCTCTTGTTAGCGCAATACCTAATTCCAGTCGAGTCAATGGTTTACCAGTGGCTTGATGACAGTTGTAGCCCCATCTTTGCTAAGGCTAGGAACCTCATCCAGCGAGGATCTGACATCAAGGCAAAGATGGACTACTTTAGGGACCCAGTTGCAATATCACTGGATCATAGTAAGTTTGATGCGCACTGCAATGGTAAGCTCCTAAGTTTGGAGCACTGGTATTATCTACAATGTTTCGATAATGACCCACTATTGCGTAGGTTGCTCAATCTCCAACGTGTTAACCGGGGTGCTACTAAAAATGGCACAGTTTATGTCACCCGTGACACACGAATGTCTGGAGATCAAAATACCGGGTTGGGCAACTCTCTCATCAACTACGCTATGACCCTTGCTCTCATTCGAAGCAAGGGAATAGAGGCATGCTACTACATTGACGGAGATGATTTCATTATCTTTGTTGAGCGTAGTAACTCTGCATGCATCGACCCTAAATGGTATGAGCAGTTCGGAATGAAGACGAAACTAGAATGCTCTACAGACTGTATTGAACACATCGAGTTTTGCCAAACTCGACCCGTGTTCAATGGGATTGGGTACACTATGGTGCGGAACCCCCAGCGCATGATGGCCAGAACCCCGTGGGTTGTGGGCATCAAACACCCTAAACACGTCAATAATTACTTGACGTCGTTGGGGATGTGCATGCTTTCGTTGGGCATGGGGCTTCCGGTTGAGCAATACATTGGTAACAATCTTGCTCAGCTAGGTGGGCGGTATGTGGATACGCCCTTACACTATAGTGCCAACAAAATGTTCATGAGGCCTAGGCGAGCCAGGATAGTTGTACCTTCTATTGAAACTCGCTTGTCTTATGAACTTGCCTGGGGCGTTACTATCGAAGAGCAGGAGAGGCTAGAGCGTCTCTCAATTGTTCTTAATAAGCCCCTAGCGGCTTATTACGATTACGACGAGCAACCAAATTCATATTTGGAGCGCGTCTCTTAGAAATGGTAAACAAGAAGACCAATTCGAAGAGCACCCACGGACAGGTGCGTAATCGTCGATCCCAG